TCAGTATTAGTGGAAAACACACTAAAAAGCCCCATTTCCTTGTTCCATGATCCACTATGCGCAGCATCACTACCTGGACGCAAGAAATATATCCTTTCCGAGTTCTCTTGCACCCTCTTCCATCCATGCCCACCCAACAAAACCTCTATATCTCCTCTCCTATTATAATCATCAAAAGGACTCAGCCCATACTCCTTAACTGATGGACGCAGATGTGCCTCAATCACTGCTTCCTCAACAACTTCATTAAAAGAGCGCATTATCATCATCAACTCCTCCCTTTCCTCCACGTCAAGGAAATTTATCCCCGACTGCAAGACCTCATACCCTTCAGTTGGAGGTGCAACCACATAGCCACCTTCTCCCCTTGTCTCAATGATGCAATAAGTCTTAGCTGACGGTGTACGCATAAGCTCCTCCGTACTTGCAGGTCTTGTTGCCAACTTAAGATTGCCTTCTATGCACTCGCACCTATAAGCCAAATGGTAGCCATTATTTCGAGTCCTAACAACGTGCAGCTTCATATAAAGCCCATCACTTATTCGCGCTCTAATAGCCTCCCAAAGCTCGTACGTCTGATATTTGGTATCAATGTCTATTACCTCTAAATTTCCGCTCACTTCACCACAAATAATAGCTATACCCTTGCACCGCGCATCAGCCATCTGCACCTCTAATTCCTGCTCCGTTATCAGCTCCGTTTGGTATTTCTTCCAACCAAAGATGGCTTGTTTGGAGGCATTGACCGCAATGGCATTAATGCCTAGTTTTAAATAATTCATTTATTAAAAGTTTCGTTGTAATATTCATAAGTATATTTTTCATCTTCTTTATAATATCCATCATAACAAGCCTTATTTATCTGCTGCTCTTCCATCTCTAAAGCTTTAGCAAATAATCCAGTTTTGATTAAACAATCATACGGATCTTCATTATACCTATCAATTAGCCATTGAATTGCGGTTTGTTGTTTCATAATTATTTATTTTCTATCATTTCGTTGACGTCAACGATATGGTCTTTAATACTTACCTCTATTGTTTTTCCTTTTAAGATATCCTCTATCAAGTCCTCTATCATCTCCCTTTGCTCAGGGTTTAGTAGTGGTATTAAGTCCTTAATAGCTCCAACGGAGAACGCATCTGACTCAATCTCAACCTTAATGCCCTTTCTTACCTCATCGTCAAAGTGTGGATAGGTTATGATATCTGACAAAATCCACCTTAATTTGCGTGAATACTGGCCAAAAATAATAGCTCCACGAGTTGTCGGTGCTGACCTAATAAAGTCCTTCATAAATTCATCAGCAATCTTTACGTGCTGAATTGCTTGTACTACGCTGCTTCTCATAATTTTTTACATTTTATAACAGTGAACATCTATATCTTCTAACTTATCCACCACCCTCGCAAAGACTCCCATCCGGTTAAGTCCTTCGATGTGATGCTCTTGCAGTGGTGATGCCTTCTTACCAGGCTGCTTTACTTCTAAAAATATCACGACTCCTTTTCTAATAGCCATCAAATCTGGGATGCCATTGGTTGAGGTTTGGATGAGCTTTGTTACAAACCATCCGTTGTCCTTAAGTCGCTTAGTGATTTGTGCTTGTAGTTGGGATTCTAACATTTTAAAATAATAATTTATTAAATGAATTAATTCTATTGTTTGCCTTCAAAGTGTAATCTAAGTTTATCTCAAATCCACTATAATTTAAATTCAATTCTTTAGAAACAACCCCAAATGTTCCACTTCCTGCAAACCCATCCCATACACTTTCGTTTTCTGAAGTCAACCATTCCATAATTGGTTTAATTAATTCTATTGGTTTACCCCAAACACCTAAATCTTTATTTACGTTTCTTGGTACTTCAATTACACTATTTAGCATTTTTCTTTCCCTTGGAATATAAACACGATCTCCTAAATTTTTATCTTTACCAATACATCCTTTGCCTTTTTTTACCGGATTTCTATCTTTATTAAATTCTCCAGTATAAGCATCATGTCTTAATTCACCATAAATTAAAATATGCTCATGAGTCAATCTTGGCATTTTGTGACTTACCCACCTACCATCTTTAAAAAACCATATAATTTCAAATTTTGGTTTGCCAAATAATTTTTCTACATAATATCTATTTTGAAAATTGGTAAAACAACAATAAGTCTTTGCCTCTGGTTTCCAATTTATATCTTTCCAAATTTCAAAAGGAGGATCAAACATTGCTAAATCGTATTTGTCAAAACCATTTTTATAATCTGAATTTATAATCATATTCTTGTATAGCTTTAAATATTTGATAAACAACTTGTGGAACAATTGCATTACCTCCTGCTTTTATTGATTCGTTTCGCCATTTAGAAAAGGTAATAGAGTCCAATCTGTTGGATATCCCATCATCTCCATCACAAACTGGGGTGTTAATTGGGAAATTTTCCCAAGAGGAGGGTTTGTCAAAGCAATAACTACTTCTGCCATGTAATAACGATTTTTCCGGTGTTGAAAAGATGGCTGCTCTATTCTCGTTGAGTGGTTTGTATCGTTCGCTCTCGGAGTTGGTAGCATATTGAAACGTTTCATTGTTGTCAATTTTTCTACCGAATTTATTTTTAAAGTATGCAACAAACCACACTCTATCTCTTTTGTGGGGCGCGTTGACACTTGCAGCTGGGAGAACAATCGGGATGACTTTGTAGCCTTCATTTTCCAAGTCAGTACACACCGTGTCGAAAACCACCCCTCCATCCCAATTAACAATTCCATAAACGTTCTCTCCAACGATCCATGTGGGGCTAACTTCTCGAATGCAACGAAGCATTTCTGGCCAAAGATAACGGGAGTCGTCTGTGCCTTTTCTGCTTCCTGCGTTACTAAATGGTTGGCAAGGGAATCCACCGGAAATAATGTCAATTGTTCCATTGTATTTTTTAAAATCTGATTTTGTAATATCTGTAAATAATTCTGCTTGTGGCCAGTAATGATGTAAGACTTTTTGACCAAACTCATTCCATTCGCAATGAAATTTGTTTTCCCATCCCATCCATTCTGCTGCAAGATCAAATCCTCCAATACCTGAGAATAGGCTTCCATGTGTCATAAAATATGTATTTCATTATCCATAAAATCAATTAACACCTCTTCTATCTCTAAAATGCCACCATTTACCTCGAGATTCTGAATGATATGGAACATATTACCGAAAATCTTATAAGTTCCGGTGATGTATTTGCTGCTTTCTGCAACTCTATGGAACATATCCGACTTACAAAGCAATGATGTGATGTCAGTAAGTCCTAAATCTTCTTTGTAAACTTCCCATTCGATTTCGATATAAATTGTTTTAACGAATATGTCAAATGACTTAATTCCCCAATCTTTATAAGTAAAGTCAACTGTCCAATCAATTTTAAGGTCTTTAATTTTAGTAAATACATCTACGTCTGACCTCAGTCCAAGTGCGTAATTAATTTGTTGCAGCGTTACTTCTGCTTTTGTTGTTTTGAAATCCATTGTTTTGTTGTTTTAAAAATGTCAATTAGGTTGATAAAAATAAGTAAGATTATTGTAATGGGCGCACAAACTAAGATTAAATAAATTAATTTAACAAATATTAATGTTATGTCAAATATCAACCTCATAGAATAGGAAATTATAGGTATTATAAATTTTATACTCGTCTATTATCTTTTTTAGTACTGTGAAGTTAGGATGCGACCTTCCATGTTCATAAGCTTGGTATGCTTGGACTCTTACTCCTATTGACAAAGCCATTTCCTTCTGTGTTAGCCTATTTTTCATCCTAACCTTAACTAAATTCGTCCTAAATCCCATAATCACGTTTAAAATGTTGTAAAGTGTAGTCTTTCTTCTCCATGACTGCTTTGTAAATCTTATCCTCGATGCCATTGTGCGCAAATATCCAATGTATTTTACTCTCCTTTTCACGATCTTTGGTTTGGATTCTTGCCCGACTTTGCCAATAACTAACCGCACTAAAGTCAATGTTGTAAAAAATCAGCGCATCAGCAGTTGAGATGTTGACACCCTCGCGTCCAGATACTATCTGAGATACATATACAAGCTCATTACCGCCTTCATTAAACTTTACTGCATCATCAACTACCCTATCGCCAAATAGCCTTAAAATAGCATAATACTCAGCCACAAACTTATAATAAATGGCAATCTTCTGACCGGCAAACTTATCTAAAATAAACTCAGCCTTCCTTTC